ATTCAACACACATGAATCGATTTGTCATTGGATGAGTTAACATCCACTTGGGTCTCATATTTGGAAATCTACTAGATTTCCCTGCCATTGGAATTATTAAATTTCTCATACAGTTTAGTGGACGTTACCATTTTATTAAGTATAAATCTTTGATTATCATTTGTCAAATACGGTTCTATTCTTAAAGTATTGAGCACATCTAGAATTTCAAACTCATCACTTTGTATGTGTTCGTGATATTTAAGACTCAACTCTCCCCAAATTTTTCTATAAATTTGAATCATTCTAAGATTCATTTTATTTTGAACTCTAAGATTCCAGAGATGATATAATTCTTGTTTTAGTTTTACCAGGTCACAATAAAAACTATCAACGTAAGAATCTAAGAAATCAATAAAAAATAATCTATTTTTATGAAAGATTATATTCGCAAATGTTAAATCACCATGACAAAAAGTTTTGGGAACTATTATTTTGTTCTTCTCAACATAAGAATGCAGAAAAGTTAGATAATCTTTGTAATTTGTCTTGTCTTGAAGATTGGATAATTTTGATAGGACCTGATCTTGAACATTGATATTTCTAATGTTAGAAGAGAAAAAATTAAAATATTCTATTAAAGACTGAATCACAAACTCAACATCAAAGATTGTTGAGGTCATAAAATAATCATAGAAAGACTCTCCATGAATATATTCCATATCAAAATAGAAAAGTTCATTTCGATTTACTTCATATATTTTTGGTGCATCTATATTTTTTAGAATTAAATTAGAAAATAAAACCTGCTTATCGACTTGCAAAGACAGTCTTTGATTGTATTTAATATCACTAGAATATTTTCTTATAATATTATTTCCAATTAATTCTAATCTACATCCAGATAAACCGGTAGAGAGTTCTATCATTCAACTTAGAATATCAAAAAGTTTACTTATCTTTTTCTTAGTCACATATTGACTGTTACCAACATACAATCCATTCTTATGGAGAATTTCTACATTTGGATTTTCTCTCTGTGAACACAATTTATATTTTTTGAATGCTGGATGTCTGAGTAGATTGCCACTAATCACGGGACGAAATTCAATTCCATTATCTTTCAAAATATTTTTAATCATCGGTGTTCTTTCACCATCAATTGAAATTAAAGGAAATGAGAAACTACTATTACCAACTTGATATTCTGGAATATAGTATCTATCACTCTCAGAAAGTTTTTGATTGAAGAATTCATAATTATCTCTTCTCACTTGAATATTCCTATCCAATCTTTTTAACTGAGAGAGACCAAGAACTGCACAGACTTCATGATTACGGAAGTTGTATCCATCAGTCATAAACAAAAACATCTCATCAATCTCTGGGTTTTCCTTGGTATATTGCTGAAAAACGTGAGGAGATGCTTCCCTTGCCATACCATGACTTCTCTTAAGTCTCATCAGTTCATATAGTTCCGTATTATTTGTGCAAACCACCCCACCCTCAATAGTGGTCATGTGATGACCAAAATAAAAACTGAACGTAGATCCTGTGAATTCTGTTCCACGTTTTTTACCATTGGGACCTTCAACTCCATGAGATTCACATACGTCTTCCAAAATCAAAGCATCTGGAAAAATCTCACGAATCTTTTCCACATCAGATGAAAACCCAATCAAATGAGTGATGAACACTGCCTTAATGTCTGGATGTACCGAAGCAACATACTTAAGTTCTTCAATATCGAAGGAAAAATTATTTAAGTTAATATCACAAAAGATGGGTTGAAGTCCTGCCTGAAAAACAGGAGCAACGTTAGTCATCCAAGTTGTAGAGGGAACAAGAACTTTATCACCATCTCGCAACCCATAATATTCTTTGACAGCAGAGATTAAAAGAGAATTTGCAGTTGATCCACTAGAAACATAAAGAGAATGCTTTACACCCAACCATTCAGACCACTCCTGTTCAAACTGACGAACTTTAGGACCATTAGTAAGTCTACTAGAAGTTAATAGAAATAAAGACATCTTGAGTCTGTCTTTAAAAGTAATCGTATCTTCCATCAATGGCCAATATTTTTTCTGACTCATTTCAGTTCTCCAATGAATTAATAACTTTTAAAATTCCTTGCTCAAGTGACACTGATGGTTTCCAACCTAAGGAATCTAATTTTGTAACGTCCAAAACTTTTCTCATTACTCCATTTGGTTTAGATGTATCCCAAACCAATTCCCCATCATAATCCACTATTTTACATATGGTTTGTGCAATCTCCATAATTGTATGATCAACACCAATTCCAATATTGATAATGTTAGGAATATTATCAACGTTCATTAGAAACACAGAAGCATCTGCTAGATCATCAGAATAAATGAATTCTCTTTTTGGAGATCCATCACCAAAGCATTGCACTTCTTTTACTTTATCTTTCTTTGCTTTCCAAATTTTATAAATCAAACTTGACATTACATGACCATGCATTGGATCAAACTTATCATTCTGTCCATAAACATTACATGGATTAACTGAGAAATAGTCAGATCCATATTGTTTTTTATAGGCATCACATAATTTAATGCCAGCAATCTTTGCAACAGAATATGGTTCGTTTGTTTTTTCAAGTTCACCAGAAAGAAGATAATCTTCTTTGATTGGCATACTGCAATTCTTGGGATAGATACACGAAGAAGCAAAGAACATTAGTTTCTTCACTCCATATCTGTTAGCAGTTGATATAATATTATTTTGAATGTTTAAATTATCAAGTAGATAATCAACAGGGTAATTGATGTTGTCAAAAATTCCACCGCATCGAGCAGCAGCAAGAAAAACGTATTCTGGTCTGTTGAGGTTAAAGAATTTTTCTACATCATATTGACTACGCAAATCAAAATGAGATCTTGGTGATGAAAGAATATTTTTATATCCTTTCTCTTTCAATTTTCTAACGATTGCAGATCCCACCAGTCCAGTATTACCAGCAACGTATACTTTACTTTCACTGTCCATAAATGCACATATCCTCAACAAGTTGTTTAAACGAAGTCTTAGGTTCCCAGCCCAGTTTCTCCTTTGCCTTAGTGGCATCACCTAATAAGGTTTCTACTTCAGCAGGTCTAAAATATTTAGAGTTGACTTTGATAACGGTTTTACCAGTATTCTTATCAATACCAACCTCATCCAGACCTTCACCTTCCCATACAATCTTCATACCAAAATAAGGTGCTGCCTCTTCTACAAAATCACGTACTGAATACTGTTTTCCAGTAGCAATCACATAATCTTCTGCTTCATCTTGTTGAAGCATTAGCCACATTGCCTCAACAAAATCTTTTGCATGTCCCCAGTCACGTTTTGCATTTAGATTGCCAAGTTGAATAACATCCTGAAGTCCAACAGATATCTTAGACAATCCTTTTGTAATTTTTCTAGTTACAAAAGTTTCTCCACGACGAGGAGATTCATGATTAAACAAAATCCCAGTACAGGCATACATCCCATATGCTTCACGATAATTCTTAGTTATCCAATAACCATAAATCTTTGCTACCCCATAAGGAGAACGGGGATAAAAAGGAGTAGTTTCACTTTGAGGAGTTTCTTGAACAAGACCATAAAGTTCACTTGTAGATGCTTGGTAGATGCGTACACGGTCTTCCATGCCCAAGAGACGCACTGCTTCAAGAACACGAAGAGTTCCCACACCATCCACATCAGCAGTGTATTCAGGCATCTCAAAGGATACTTTGACGTGACTCTGAGCACCAAGATTGTAAATCTCATCAGGTTGAACTTTTTGTATAACTCTCACTATATTAGTTGAGTCTGTTAAGTCTCCGTAATGTAACTTAATATTTTGAAATATATGATCAATTCTAGTCGTGTTTATTAAAGAAGAACGACGAATAAGTCCATGAACTTCATAACCCTTCCCCAAAAGAAGTTCAGCAAGATATGACCCATCCTGTCCAGTTATGCCAGTAATTAATGCAACTTTCATAGAAGAATGTACTTTTTATAATATTATACTAAAAAAGGTGGGTTTATGCAACCCACCTCTGGTAACTCAGGCTCGCCACCAATTCTTTGACTGGAAATTGGAAACCAGGCGGGAGAGAGTCCCATCCGCACCAGCAAGAATTTTTATTGTGCCTTATCTTGCGGGCACCAAGAAGGTAAAGTAGAACCTTCTTTTTTAAATTGCTCCATTAGATTATTTTGCTCTTCTAGAGGAAGATTTTTAAAATAAAACCAAGAAGCATCTTTTTGCAACTGAGATCTTTCTTGGTGACAGGCACTACAGAGAAGTTGGAGATTATCCATTTCACTTTTGATTCTGTCCCAAGAGCAAACATAAAGACATTTTCTATCTTTTTTTAGTCCAGGATTGATATGATCTATTTCTAGACAATCAGTAGTCCCACACCCACAACATTTAGATCCAAGAGATTCTATGATAAAATTTTTCTTTTCATACCTCAATCTAATGTTGAGTTCTCTTGATTCTACATTTAGTTTGTTTTTATTTTTTTGATAGTAACGTCTTTTTGCTTCCAACTTTTGGTCTCTAGTTGCCATTTATCCCATATAACTGTATTTATTTATATAGGATATTGTCCTTAAGGGGTCATATTGACTCCACCACTTGGTTTTAAGAAACCAAGAAAAGTTGAGATAACTTTGATAGTTCGGTAATACCAAAGAATGCTATCAGAAATAGCACATCCCAGAGTTTAAGTTTGATAGCAAAAGGAATACCAAGGAGTCCCCCGATAAATTTAATTGCTAGACCAAACTTAAAATTTCCCCATAACATAACTTGATAACCAAGCATTAGGAGAAAGTTCCCAAGATACCTTAGGACACTTGCTTTAGACATAAGGGGTTTTCCATCACCGACCAGTGTTTTTTACGACTCTCCATGTCGCTCTAACTTTTTATTTTCCCAATATTTTTTCTTAGCAATAGACATTTTTTGTCTAGATGATTCTGAAAAATATTGAGGATTCTTCTTTTTTGTTTCTTTTATTTTATTTTTATGCTCTTCAGTTAGAGATTTTCCATAAAATGGATGATTTTTTCCACTTACGGATTTTGATATTTTTTTCTTGGATTCTTCAGAATGTTTTTTACCTATCCATGATGGTGGGGTATTATATCTTCCACCATCATTAATATTTTCTAAAATACCACCTTCAGATTTTTTACCAAATAAAAATATCATATACATTTCATGATTAAATGCTTCTTCTTCTGTTATATTATTTTTCAGAATAAGAACTCTATCTTTCGGGGGGACAGAGACATTATCATGAACGTGGTAAGCTCTACGACCAGTTCCTTTTCCAATATAATAAGGACGATTATTTAAGTCCAAATAACAATAAGTATAAAACTGACGCATAACTACTCTGGTTAATCTATCTTATTTATAATAGACCAGTGCTGTTATAGACCATCCGTGTCTTCTTCATCGTCTTTTACATAACAAGGAACCCTATCGGGGTCCAACCAACAAGTATAATCAAAGTCTTCCATCGCAGTCATAAGTTGCATTTCATTATCACAGAGATACATATCTCTATACCTACCCGTATAGGAATCTACTTTTTGAATGCGACAGTCAGGTTTTCCATTGATTTCCAAAGTACCGACTTGAATATAACGATAGGGAAACCGTTCCATAAGAACGGTTGGTTTTCTCACTACTTTCATCAGACTTCAACTGCCTCAAGATCACTGGCAACATACTCCATAAGCATTTCGTAGTCGTCAAGGGGGTCACCAGAAAATACTACTCCTTCGTTTTCATAAAAACGACGTACCTTTTTATAAAGTTTCGGATTCTTTACATCAAGGTAGATTTCCCCGTTAGCAGCAAGTTGAAGAGTGCTAACATCCTTTTTGAACTTTTGAATCAGAGACATTGTTTTGAATTGTTTGCTCTAGTATTATAAGAGTTGATTGATTTTGTGTCAAGTGTGCCAGTGAAGAAACTGGCAATCGGGGTGATAGGATTCGAACCTACGACCTCCCGCTCCCAAAGCGGATGCGCTACCAAACTGCGCTACACCCCGTTGCGTTGAGTGGTCTTGCCTCCCAACAGAAGTATTATACTACTTCTTATGCCCCCTGTCAAACGGAGCCCAGTGCTGCCATCCGTATTTATGAATTGCCCAGATACCCATAATAGGCACAACAATCAAAAGATAACCAATAATACCCAGAGTATAAGGATTTTCTAATACCCATCTTGAAAAATGTCCCATCAGTATCCTCTCCAGGTCTTAAATTCGTAATAAAAATATTGGTCAAGAACCCAACTATCTAAAGGTGCATCTTCTTCTCTCTGAGCCCATTCAACACAAAATTCTACAATTTTACGGTCGTGTAATGAACTATGCCCCCACATTCTCACAAATGCAGAGGCAGCAAAGTGATATCGTTGTTTAATGTGCGGTTCCGTTTCCCTTATAATCTTTGGAGTCATAGTATCCTCCCTTTGTCCCGAAGTAGAGTGTTGATAAAACAAATGGAATTGAAACAAATAAAAGTGCTTTTGCCAATAACATCAGACCATCTCCATAGCGCGTGTAAGTTCAATATAATGATTCATCTCATCGACTGCAATCTCTGCAATCTCAGTATCTTCTGGATGATCCCAGAAATAATTTAAATAAGTTTCTGTTGCATGATATTCAATCTCTGCATTTAAGTGATAAGCAGAGACAGGATCAATAAAGTAATAACCCACCAGAATCCAATAATAGATGAGAACCAAGTGATAAGCAACAAAGCGATCATGCCAACTGTCTGCACCACCGCGATTCTCCATTTTGATGAGGTGTTCTGTTTCATTGAGTGTTTGTGCGAAGTGTTCTTTCATTAAGTAGTAATGAGACTCCGTTCTTAATCCAAGAGATTCCCTTAAATGTAACACACTTAGAAAGGCAAAGTATGGAGATCTTGCAATGGTCTCAAGAACCCAGAATCTTTGAATAGGTAAGTCACGATATAGAAAATCAATGATTGCTACCGTGACTGATAAAATTGCATCATTGATTTTTTTCATAAAAATACACCAGGTCTATAATCTACTATTTGTTGAATCTCATCCAGAAGTGCTCCGTATTCTTTGAACCTTCTATCTCCTGCAATGAAATGTCTCTGTCTTGTCCAGACAGCATCTGCAAGTAGTTTCAGTTCATACTCTGAAAAATCTTTTAATCTGTCCATCGAATAACTCCTTATCTAACGTGATGACCACCAAACATAAAACGCATACCATTCAGGATTTTTGCTCCGAATGTTCCGAGATTGCGTGAATTAAATCGCTCAAATAGGGCAGTAGTAATAACAGGAGCGGGTATCCCCAAATCCACAGCGGCAGAAACAGTCCAACGACCCTCACCACTGTCGGATACTCCTCCAGAGAACTGTTTAAGCTCACTATTGCCCCGAAGCACATCAGCAGTAAGATCGAGTAACCAACTACCAACCACACTACCACGACGCCATAACTCAGCCACCTCAGCAACATCAATGTCATAGCAATAACTTTCTGGGTCTGCCATAGGGGCAACCTCTGCGTCTCCTTCTCGGACATACTGAGCACCTAAATTAGCGTTCTTTAGAATATTGAATCCTTCTGCATATGCCTGCATAATTCCATATTCAATTCCATTATGAACCATCTTCACAAAATGTCCTGCACCAGGACCACCACAATGCAACCACCCATGTTCTGCAGAAGTCACATATGAGCCATCTCTAGTCCTCGGGGCAGCGGCAATACCTGGGGCAAGGGCATCAAAAATGCCTTTACAAGTGGAGACTGCAGTATTTCCACCACCAACCATAAGACAGTATCCACGATCCAAACCATAAACACCACCGCTAGTGCCACAATCAATATATTGGATACCAAGTTTTGCCAGGCGTTCTGCTCTTTTCCGACTGTCTTTAAAATTGCTATTGCCATGATCAATAATAATATCTCCTTCACTACAAAATCGTAGTAACTCATTGATCGTCTCCTCTACGGTTTCGGCAGGAACAACCATTTGAAAAATTCCTGGTTGTGTTCTACCATTTTTATTTTGTTTAACTACTTGAACAAGATTTTGTATAGTAGTTGTAACTCCATCCACAAATCCCTTTTCATAAGCCTCTTGAGCCTTTTCATAATTTCTCCGATAACCCCAAACTTCTATTCCTGCTTTCATCATACGGCGAGACATACCCTCACCCATTCTTCCCAATCCGATTAGTCCTACTTTCATATAATCTCCTAATGTGGATATGCGTTATTGAGTCCCCATACAATGAAACACCCAATAGCACCAAAAACAGTTATTACACTGAAAAGTAAATTAGTATTCATTGCCCCTCTCTTAACCCATGAACATATCCCAAAATAAGACCACACATAAACACAATAAAAATCAAGATTTGTTTACCAAGAAAATCAATAAATTCCCGCCATTCCATCGCCATCATATTCGTCCTCATAAGTAGATGGTTCTTCAAACAATTCGTCCATTTTTTGATGAAGTATTCTTTCGTATAATTCTTTTAAATCTTCTTCCGTGATAACTTTCATTTGTCCTTGAGTAGTTCTTCTATTCTTTGACGCATGTTTGTACTATCCTGTCTCATATAATCCCGAAGGGAATAACCCCTTTGACCTCTCAGAATACAAGTACCTTGATAGAACATCGTGGCAGCAAATACTAACAAGAAAACGATACCAATTATTTCAGGGTAATGTTGAGCCATGGTAGTAGAGGGGGAATAACTCCAACCAACCTTAGAAGTCCTTCAGCAAATAAAGCAAGGACAACCCAACCAACGCACATAGAAATAATGGAAGCATTCCGATTGTGCCTTCGTATAGCAGCATCGATCATCTCCTGAACTTCAGAACAAGTTGCATAATCATCATCAAAAGGTTCCATCATTTTTCATCTCCAAGAAACTTTGCAAGAGGATCCCTGCGAGTTTTAACTATTTCAACTGCTCTCTTATAGAACATATTATCCATGTTCCCAGAGGCTTCAAAGGTCTCCTTGATCTTCACCCAATTATCGTAGGTGTGCTGATCCATAGGTTTTAGGTTGAATACTACTAGTTATGCTAGTGAGTATTTTTAACCTGTCAAGTTTGTGTTGATACAAAAACACACATTAAGACATTATTAAATTTGTAATATTTGTAAACGGAGAATAATAGAATCGAACTATCAGGTGTTACCCTGGCATCGTTTTCAAGACGATTTACCGACCATCGGTGCTATTCTCCATATTTTGAGTATCCCAAATGTTTTGTATAGTGGCAGTTTGGACAAAGTAATTCTAAATTACTTTCTTCATTTGTTCCACCATTACATCTCTCAATTATGTGGTGTACTTGTAGAATATTATAATTTTCATTACCACATTCTTGACAAATACCGCCTCTAATTTTAGAAAGATTTTCTTTTAAAATTTTTGATTTGGAAGCATTGTTGTTCTTATTTAATCCATCATATTTTATACCATTTCTATTTTTATTGGAACAGGTTCTAGAACAAGTTTTTGATTTCCCAAAAATTATTTTACCACAGACTGGGCAAGATTTTTCATTTGTTCTACTGTTTTTTCCAACACAAATAGTGCTACAAAAAACTAAACCAGATTCTATTTGAGATGGTCTTCTATATATTGGTTTTTTGCAAACATAACAAGAACAATTTGTATTTCTAGGCATAGTGGTTTATTGCTATCCTATGAAATATTTATATATCAACGGACTTCAAAATCTAGACGTTTTACTTTACGTTGTTTTCTTGCTTCCTGAAAGGCAAGATCTTCATTAGTAAGAACACCAGTTTTTGTTTTTGTGTGATAAGAGTTTAGCATAACAACAGATGATAAGTCAACTGCTGAAATTTTATCTCCACGAATCGTTGCCATATTTGGGCAACCGCAGGTAATCGTTTTCGTAGGATGCCCCTCTAACTCCCTACCACAGGAGCGGCACCTGATTCTTATGTTTTCCATTGTAATAATTATTCAGTAAATGATCTTAACATCCAAATGAATTTTCCATGTGCTTCATTTAAATCATCAAGAAGATTAACAGTACCCCTTGATCTCTTATTTTCGGATTCTACAGCTGCTGCATCAAGCATAGTAACAATTTTTTTGTGATCTTCCAAAAGATCACGAATCATTTCCATTTCAGAAATATTAGATTTTGCTTCTGAAACTCCAGAAACTTCTACAACTCTTGAAAGAGAACTAATTGGTTTAACACCTAAAAATCTCATGTGTTCTGAGATACGATCAACTTCTTCTTGAATAGCAAGGTATTGCTCTCCAAACAGATCGTGAATCTGTTTGAAGTCAGGTCCGACAATATGCCAATGATAGACCCAGGTTTTTTGAAACAGTAGAAAGAGTGATGCCTGTGTATCACTCAAAAGTTTATATAGAGTTTCCATTATACTTCTTTTTGAAAGTATTTATAATGGGCGATACTGGATTCGAACCAGTGACTTCACACTTGTAAGGAGCGCACTCTACCGCTGAGTTAATCGCCCAAAAATTAAAATTTGTCCATCATATATTCTACGGTATTTGCCACATCATTCATAGCATCCCGTAGATGTTCTCTTTGGCCCGACTCTTGCCTTACAATAGGTCGATGGTCATCAGTTAATGTCCAACGCCATTGTTTCATATCGGCACAATACCACAGATTAATTTTCATTTTTGAAATATTCCAATTCGATCCATTTGAGAAGAGTATTGTATGAATAGATTGCTGCTTCGTTACAGTTGTTCTTTTTCATATCCTGAATATAAAACTCAAGAGCATCAATCACCATCTCACGGTCTTTTTGGGAAATAAGAGACATAAACCTCCTAACTCGTTATCTATAATACATTAAAAAGGGGGTCTTGTCAACCCCCAATTCTATATTATGTAGTTAGGTATCAGAAGGAATAACGCACCTTCAGTTCACCGCCCATGTCAAAGATTTCGGTAGTACCACCGTACTCACCAGTCACCTTAGCATTAACGCTAACATTCTTGGCAACTTTGGCTTTCACACCGACTTCACCAACGGTAACCACTTCACCAGTAGTAGTCTTAGTGCCTTTGGTCCACTCATAACCAGGACCGATTTCACCAAAAACGGTAACACCTTTGGCAACTTTATCTTCGTAACCAATGCGAAGTTCAGTCTGAGCACCCTTGTAGGTGCCATCAGAAAGAGCAGAAGTGGTCTTGCTTTCTACATAGGGGCCAGCAAACGCAGCCGAAGCAAGGAAAGGAGCAGCTGCAACAGCTGCGATAGCGGGTTTAAACATAATAGTACCTCTAATTTTTCTCGCAGATTTTTCTGCGGATGATAGGAGTTCCGACATAACTCCAGTTTGTTTTTTGTATCCAAGCGAGTAGTTGAGGCTCGGATGTCTTAACTTATACACTTTAACATTTTCTTTGAGATCAGTCAAGCCCGTCTCACTTTTGAATCTGATTAACTTTCAAACGAGCACGATGAAGGACTGAACCAGCAAGGGGAACATACCCCAGATCATCAGCAAGCATTTGTGCCTTACCACTCAACATATAGTTCAGAGCATCACGGACTGCTTCTGCTTTCTCACCATTTCCAGTCTTATAAGCAAGGATCCAAGTGAGAGTAGAAATAGGATAAGCACGAGCACCAGCAGGGTTAGGATCTTCACCAGCAAGGGTTACAGCATCTAGTTTAATACCATTCAGAGCAGCAGCACCAGTTACGGCAGAAGGTCCAACAAAGTTTCCTGCCTTGTTCTGAAGCACGGCAGCTTGGAGTTTGTTTACACGCACAAAACCAGTGTTCACATAACCAATACCACCAGGGGTGTTACGGATCGTACCAGCAACACCCTCATTACCCTTGGCACCGATTCCAGTGGGCCAGTTGATAGACTTACCAACACCAGCAGTCCAACCACCAAAGGCATCCAGAGAGTTGGTGAAAGCAAAAGTGGTTCCAGAACCATCAGAACGATGAACGACCACCATCTTACCAGCAGCACAACCAACTTGCTTATAGTCGTTGATGCGTCCAGCAAAAATATCAACAACTTGCTTCTGGGTGAGTTTCAGTTTGCAACCAGGCTTGTTATAGGCAACAGCAATAGTCCCACCAGTTACAGGAATCTGAACAAAACCACGCTTGACCTTTGCTGCTTCTTTTGCCTTGATAGGTTCATCAGAAGCACCAAAGTCCACAGTTCCAGCAACAAACTGACGGATACCAGCACCAGAACCAACGGACTGATAGTTCACACGATTACCAGTAGCACCAGCATAATCCTGGAACCAACGTTGATAAAGAGGTGCGGGAAAAGTAGCACCTGCTCCATTAATAGCAGGGGCAGCAAGGGCAGGTGCTGCGAGAAAGGGTATCGCAGCAAGAGCGATTGCTTTCATAAAAATCTCCTTAAAATACTTTTGTCTTTTGACTTGTTTATCTTAACACAAACAAGATAGTTTGTCGTTAAGGGTTGGTTAACCTTCTTCAAGATAAAACCTTGGTATATATTGTATCTTAATATACACTTAACCTTGATGATACCGTTTCTTTTATTTGAGTATCATAAGAGCACAAAAAAATCTCCAAGTGTTATGACTTGGAGATACAGGTTAAAAGTTGTTTAAGAGCGGAGTATCGGACTCGAACCGACGACATCTAACTTGGAAGGATAGCGTTCTACCACTGAACTAACTCCGCAAATGGTGGGGATTTACCCAGCCTCAGGTTTCCCTTCACAGGCACGGAACCCCACATGTACTTCCTTCACACGGACAAGGAAAGTATAGGACATAATAATTATTATGTCAAGAGCCCCCGACAAGACTTGAACTTGCGACAACCGCTTTACAAAAGCGGTGCTCTACCAGCTGAGCTACAAGGGCAAAACAGGGGAGGCCATCCCCCTGACCTAAGATAACTTAGGATTTAGTGAGTCGGATATGATGATCCCGACTCTTATAGAAGATCCAGACATTTCCAGACCTTCTAACTCCACAACCTGGATTCGAACCAGGGACCAATCGATTAACAGTCGATAGCTCTACCGCTGAGCTATTGTGGAATGATGGAGTAAGTGTGATATATCTCATAAGGATATAACAGTGACTTACCCTCTATCACTTTTATATATTACACCAGTTTTGAGATTATGTCAATAGGAATTTCTGTATAGTTTTCTGCCAAATGTATTCCATTCTTTTGATTATTTTTTGGAGTAGATAATCTCAAATTAAATGTTTTATTACATTCCTTTGGATTCACATAATAACACTTATCAGTATCGGGACAATAAACGCACATTACATCAATTTCATTTTTATCATACTCTTGAATATGTGTACCGTTTTTGTCTGCCCAACAAGTACTAAAAGGAACTTCTATTTTATCATTTTTTGCTGTTCTATATTTGACCTGTATTCTCAAAAAATTACCATTTTTATATCCAACAAGGTCAAATGGAGAATGTTCAGTGTGAGGGGTAAGAATTAAATACCCCTTTTCATACAAATCAAGTTGTGCCTTTAAAACTCCCAAATCCCCCTTGTTTTTAGTATGATGCTCTCTCATAAAATTAAAATATCTTATAATTATTTATAAGACCAACAACTTACACATATGTTACTTATAACAGGCTCACTAGGAATCGAACCTAGAACAATTGCTTAGAAGGCAATGGTTATCTCCATTTAACTATGAGCCCTAGAGTCCTCCTGGTTTGTGCATCGTTGAGAGGCATAGGAGGGGCAGGACTTACAAGAGGTTTGGACCCCCTTTGCCTATGAGAGTATTATATCAGTCCTTGGGGCAGTCGTCAACCCAAGGGGCACAGATTCTCATTTCCCCACCAAGCAGTCTCTGTGCCTCACTGCCGTCTGGTGGTTTCTCAACATATCTAGGTTTCTTTATTGATTCGTTGATA